AGAACCATATTGTTCTTTCATTGACTTTAAAATTTTTTTACCTTTTTTATTTAGAGGCATAATAATGGTGGATGAATTACTTCATCGCTCTCCCTTTGGCATCTTTACCTTTTTTCTTTAAAGCTTTACCAGCTTTATCTTTCATGCCGTTTTTCATTTTTGACTTTTTCATTTTTGTTTCCTTGTTAGGTTTGCTTGAAGTTTAGCTGCTTCTAAATTTAATTTAGCTTTGTCAGCCTCTTCTTTGTTTTCCAACTTCATCTTTTCAAGTTCCATCTTTTCATCAAAACGTAAATCTTCGTTTTGTTGAACAAAAGCTGTTTCTTGTGATTTCTGTTGAATCTCTAATGCTTTAATATCTAATTCTCTCTGTTTCAGCAACACTAAAGGATCTTTTCTTGAAGCAACATATGCTTCTTCAACTTGAACAGCTTGTTCTGTTAGTTGTGCTTCTGTTTGAGCTATCAATGCCTCAACTTGTAATGCAAATTCTTGTGGATTTTGACCTTGCATTGCAATCATTTGTGCATTTTGTGATATTTGCATGTTAACAACTGTTCTTGCCTTGTAAGAAATGTGTTCTGTGATGTGTCTTTGTAAAATTGTGTACACTGCAGGGTTAATTTGCACCATTCTTGTTCGCATAAATGCCATGTGCACCGCAATATGGGCATCGTGATCTTGTCCTTGGAATGCTCTCAGGTTTTTTAAGTCCATTGAACGCATATTTTCTTGTGCTGGATCCATTGGAGCTTGAATATAGTCCTCAGGAATTAAAATTTGATCAATATTTTTAGTTCCAAGCGAATCATAGATACGTCTGTAGACTTCATGCATATTGTGCATAGCTGGATTTGTCTGAGCAATCTGTAATTGTGTCTGTGCTAGTGTTACCCTTTGTGACATTGAGAAAATATTTGGATCTGCTACTGGTAAAACATCAACTCTATCATCAAAATCTGCCGCTTTTACAGTTCTTTCACCACCATAAACATCATAAGGATATTCTGGAGGTAAATAATCAGCAAAAATTCTAGCTAATAACTTAAATTCTTTTCTCATTGCATTGTAACATCGCTTTTGAACAGCTGACATCACTCTAGAACCTCTTTCAAGTAATGCAATTGTCGTGCCAACAGGTGCTTGTGCATTCATATCCCCTACTTGAGGGTCGCTGATCGCTGCAAAACGTTGTCCAGCCTCAACACAAAAGCCCATTAATTGAAATAAAGTTGGACTTGGTTCTTTGAAAGGTAAAATTTGGAATTGATCTCGTATATTTCCACCAGGTGCATCCACATCTCTAAACTCTCCTGGTGTAAAAGGTTGGTCATCATCTCTAACTCGCATACCTCTAGACTTAAATCCAGCTGGTAAATTAGCTAATGTACCTGCATCTAGTAATTGTCTTAATGCATTTGTTGCAGCTTTAGTTAAACCACCTATCATATGAACTAAACCAAAACCATAAAATCCTAATCCTGGTAAAAATTTATATTGTACAAAGTACTCAATTCTTTTTACTGACTCATCACCTTGTCTATAATTTCTATAAATAGATAAAACTTCTCCACTTAACTCATCTACGGTTACAATATAAGGAATTTTTATTTTCTTTTCTGTTTTGTTATCATCAAATTGATATTGATCTAAATCTAAATCAACATGCATTTCTAAAATTCTAAATAATTTATCCTTACCATAACTCGGCTTCGCGCCTGATAACTCAGAGTATTTTTTATCGATTGTGTTTTGTGGATTATCGTTTGGTTGTAAATCTACATCTCTATAAAAACCAGATGTTTGACGTTTAATTAATTCATTCTCTGTTAAATTTAATATATGAGTAATACGTTCTGCTTCCATTAAGTCATTAGCAAAATAAGGAACAACTAAGTCTTCGGCTCTAATAAACTTAGCAACTGCTCTTTCATTCATTGCATCGTAATAAACTTTTTTAAATGCAGATCCAGCTAATGGAAGATGATAAAGTAATGCATCAAAATCTGAAACATATTCTTCCATTCTTTCCATCAATTCAAAGTTCATAAAATCTTTAACACGTTGTGCTTGTTGAACTCTCATTGGATCTTCTACACCAACGATTTGAGTTCGCACAGGTCCTTCAGATGGAAGTAATTCTTTAAATGCTTGTGCTTGAAATTGTGTTACTGCTTCAGATAATAGTGGATGTGTGACGGTCGATGCCCCTTGAAATGGTTTTGTAACTGCTGTGTAATTTGTTGTTAAAAATTCTAAACCTTTAACATATTGGTCTTCCCAATCTTGTCTACTTTCTCTGTCTGATTTGTACATCTGTACAAGTTCAGTACCGAGTTTCATTAAAACTCTTTCATCAATTTTTTCTGCAAGGTTAGAATAAAAATCTTCTTCTGGTTCTGCTTCTGGATTTAATTGTGTAGTGCCATCTTGATTGATAGCAACTATGGCTTCCCCACCTTCTTCGCCAGGCAACTCAACAGTTGCTTCTGTCTCGGGCAGAGTATCCTCTGTCGGTTGATTTTCTTTTTCAATAGCCATTATAAAACTCTAATTTTTTTCTTACCTTTAATTGCTATACCATATCCTCGAACAAGACCACCTTTTTTTAATTCAGCTCCTGCAATACCTTTAGTAAGTTTTTCTCTTGGTATAGAAAAACCACCAAAGGTATCTTCATAAATTGTATCAACATCTTTGCCTAGTTTTTGAGAAACTAAACCTAGTTGTTGGGTGATAACACCTGAACCAGACATTAGAATAATTTAGTTGGCTTACTTCTTGCTAATTTATTTCCTCTTGCAACTACTGATCCGCCACCAAGCATTTTTTTAGAAATGAATTTTCCTTTTTTTGCCATTGGACCAAAACCTTCGTTTTGATACATGTAATTAGATTCATCAACTGGTCTTCCAGTTATAGGTGATTGGGTAGCTTCATCAGACATTTCAAATGGTTTAGCTCTAGTAATTTCTAAACCTCTTTGTTGTGCAGCATCTAATCTTGTCATTTGTCCTTCATCGGACTCACCAAATTTTTTTGCTCTTGTTATTTTTAGTCCTTTTGCTTCAGCAGATGTAGGTTTCTTTTTTAATGCTTGAGATGCTAAATAAGCAGCGCCGATTGCAGCAGCAGCTTTTCCAACTCTTTTTAGTTTTTTACTTGCCATGATTTTTCTCCGTTAACGTTTAACCTACTATATGCTGTGTATGGCTATAAATCAATCATAGAACTTGTATTCTTTATGAACTACAGGTTCATCCTTATAATCCGAAGGAGTCGATACAAAACCTCCTTGTCTATAACGTAAAAGAGCTTGTGTCATAGAGTCTACTAAGTCATCATTTTCACCAAAAGGAAAAGAGGCACACTCTTCAATAACTTCTAGGGCAAAATTTTCATCCTCTGGATACCACACAGAACCTGATGCAAATAACGGGGCTACCGCGTTCACCCTGCTATGTTTATCTCTTCCTCGTGCTGGTTGAAAATCTATTACTGGTATACCAAGTCTACGAAGTTCTTGTATTAAAGGTTGTCCCGAAGCTTTTGCCTCAATGATTACTGTTTCTGGTTCCCAATATTTATATTGCTGTAAAGCAATTTGTTTTAATTCTGGAAACTCTAATCGTTCTTTTAATGCATCAAGCAAGATGATCGCTGACCCATAGCCTTCATTAGGATAAAATATTCCCCAAGTTGTAATCGCAGAAAAGTCAGCAGATTCTTTTGCACTAAATGCAGTATCATAACTTTGTATTACATGTTGTAGATTTGGTATTTCACGTTTAGTCCATGGTCGCCACCAATCACGTTTTATTATAGCACCTTCTTCTGCAGTGGGGTTTTGCATGTATTGTGCATTCCAATTTATTGGAGAGATACTGGCTTTTGTTTTTAATAAATCTTCCAATGACCAATACTCAGGCCATACAGGCTGACCAGATTTTAATATCGCTGGGAACTCCACCACTCGCCATTGATCAGCTTTCGGTTCTGTTTGAGCTTTGATTAATTTTGCAGTTAAATCATTTTGTGACCACCGCGTCATTACTATGACGATGGAACCACCTGGTTGTAAACGTTGTCGGGGACCGGATAGGTACCAGTCATAAGTTTTTTCAAAACTTG